CAGGCATGATGAAGTCGCTTTTCAAAGAGCAAGGAGCGCAGTTCCGTGTCGAACTTGTGGCAGATCCGGCTGTGCAGGAGTTTGTCAATGCTCATGCCTCGGCTCTTGACTCAGCCTTTCAGAAGGTGGAGATGTCTGATGCGATGCGCCGGCGCCTGACCCGGTCGAATTACATTTTCTCCGGCATGAAGGCATTTCATGAGCTGCACGAGGCGTTCCCGTCGCTACTTGACTAGAACGGCAATAGAAAGCCATTCGAACGGTTTTTGAATGATGTTCAAAGCATCGACAAAACCTATAATTCCAATTACCTCCGGGCCGAATATAACTTCGTGGCCGCATCTGCGGAGATGGCCGGTCGGTGGGAGCAATTCATGCGCGACGGCGACCGATACAATCTCCAGTACCGTACACAGCGCGATGACAAGGTGCGTCCGGAACATGCCGCACTCGACCGTGTGACTCTGCCGCCTTCTGATTCATTTTGGGAGGAATTCTATCCGCCGAACGGTTGGAACTGCCGCTGCACCGTCGTTCAAGTGCGCAAATCAAAGTATCCTGAAACTCCCCATGACGAGGCGATGCGCCTTGGAGATGAGGCCCTGCAGCGCGACACAAAAGGTATCTTTCGGTTCAACGCCGGCAAGGAGGGCAAAGCCGTCCCGGACTACAATCCATATACCATCCGCCGTTGCTCGACCTGCCCTATTGCGAAAGGTGGCAAAGACCGCAAACTGGCGTTTGTGCCGGATAACGAGGTGTGCCAGGCATGTGCCCTCGTTCACCAATGTGAACAGCTACGGGGCGAAGTGATAAAGCTCGGCAAAGGCACAATCGAGATAAGTCACCTTGTCGATCGTGCTGACGGGGATTATGATCGGCTGCTGTCTGTCGCACGGCATTTTGCCGCCGATGGCGCAAGGGTTGTTCTGACTCCCAAAATGACTCGCCCTGCAAGGTTTGAATACGACTGTGTGTATGGCTCGCTACGCGGAACCCGTTATGACGGCAAGTGTCCCGACCTAAAAATAGACGATTACTGGTACGAGCATGAGGGCTTTGTGACCGACAATCCCAAACGCGCTTTCTCTAATATGGTAAACCACGGACTAAAACAATCTGACCGAATTATCATTGACAAACCAGACCTTACTGACGCATACATGAAGCGCGTAATAAATCAACGGTTAAAGGACGGTCATCATATCTCAGAAGTATGGTTAAACGAAAATGGCCACCTAAGGCTGCTATATAAAAAGTCAGAGGAATGATTGCTCATTCCTCCTTCTGCAACGAATCGGTGGTCATTAGCCACGGAATCGTTAGTGCAAAGATATAAACAATTCCTCAAACACAAAAGTTTATGGGTAAAATAATCTCATTTCTCAAAAAATCCAACCGCTACAAGCATCTTATAGGCGGTTTTATCGTAGGGTTGCTCGCCTGTGGCCCCTACCCTGCCACATACTCGGCCATCATAGCCGGTTCTTGTCTTGAGCTTAAAGACAAGCTGCACGGATGTCCGTGGGACTGGATAGACTGGCTTTCAACCGTAGCCGGAGGAGCGATGGCTGCTGTTTTATGGCTTTTGCTCTGAAACATTCCTATCGGAACACGGATTATGCGTAACTTTGCACTTTGTAAGGCGGTGTCCCTCAATAGGCCGTGTGGTCTATCGCGGCAACAACAACGCGAATGCGAATGGCGGCGTGTCGTACGCGAATGCGAATAACGATGCTTCGAATTCGAACGCGAATGTCGGCTCGCGTCTGGACAACCAACAATCGGCGTACATCACCGGGAACGTGTTCCCATCGAGGAGCCGAGAGGGGCAAGCCTCGGCAACAGCGGCGAAAGCCGGAAAGCCGGAACATCAAGTGTTCGAGTAGGGTTTGGTAGGCATACGCTCGAAGAACCCGGACTCGGAAGAAGGAAGGCTCAAGGAGCCATTTTTATAATAACCCTCTAAACATTATGCGTAGAGAAGGATATATTATTGAGGAGATTGTCGCCTACCCCAATATGGCACAGTCATTTGACCAAGTTCTGGAAGGCAAGAGACGAAAACGAAGCCGACAGGGACGTTGGCTCTTGGCGCATCGGGAGGAGGTAATTGCGGAGCTCTCGGCACAGATTGCCGATGGCAGCTATACCATTGCAGGAGGTTACAGGGAGCGCACAATCATCGAGGGTGGCAAGGAGAGGCGTATTCAAGTGCTTACAATGAAAGACCGTATAGCTGTTCATGCAATAATGTCTATTGTTGATGAGCATCTGAAACGTCGCTTTATTCGTACAACTTCCGCAAGTATCAAAGGCCGAGGTTCTCACGATCTCAAAGCATATATCGAAAGGAACATCCGGGAACACCCGGAAGAAACTCAGTTTTGCTATAAATTTGATATTTCCAAGTTCTATGAAAGCGTGAGCCAACAGACGATTATAGACTGTGTCCGGCGCATATTCAAAGATGAAAAGCTGAATATCATACTTGAGCGATTCACCCGTATGATGCCCACAGGTGTCAGCATCGGTTTGAGGAGTTCTCAAGGCCTATGTAATCTACTGCTTTCTGTTCACCTTGACCATATCCTCAAAGACCATCTTGGCATACCGTTCTACTATCGATATTGCGATGACGGAGTTGTTCTCGCCGGGAGCAAAGAAGAACTATGGAAAATCCGACATATAATTCATGAGTGCGTGGAAAGTGTCGGACTCAAGATAAAAAGAACGAAAGAATATTCCCCATAACTGAGAATATTGATTTTTTAGGATACGTCATCTATCCTAAACATGCGCTTATCCGCAAGCGCATCAAGAAGAAGTTCGCCCGAAAGATGGGCAAAGTAAAAAGCCGCAAAAGACGGCGCGTGCTCATAGCCTCATTCTACGGAATGGCCAAACACGCGCAATGTAATAATCTATTTTATAAATTAACAGGCACAGAAATGAGATCATTCAAAGACCTTAATGTCGCTTACAAGCCCGATGACGGCAAAAAGCGATTCCCCGGTGCGGTGGTAAGCATCCGGGAACTGGTGAACCTTCCCATCGTAATCCGCGACTTCGAGATGGGCGTAAAGACCTCGCAGGGGGATGACCGTTGCGTGGTGGCCATCGAGCAAAACGGTGAGCAGAAAAAGTTTTTCACCAACAGTGAGGAGATGAAAAACATCCTCCTACAAGTGAAAGAAATGCCCGACGGCTTCCCCTTTGAAACCACCATAAAGGCTGAAACCTTCGGCAAGGGTAAAACAAAATATGTCTTTACTTAAAACATGAAACGAGTCCAAGGCAATCCCGATGTAGCACTCCTGGAGTGTACAAACCCGGTCAAAAACAAATGGCGTGTCCGCTGGGACGTGTCGTCCGATGAATCCGGCACCACCTCCTACATGGAAGAAGAATTCGACCATAAGCCGGCGGTCGATGAGATAAAGGTTCTAATCGAGGGCTGGATCAGCGATGCTACCCGGGAGAAAATCGTATCCGGCTTCTCTTACGAGGGTGTCCCGGTTTGGCTCTCTAACGAGAACCAGGCCAACTATGAGCGCGCCTATATCCAAAGCCGGATAGGAAACAGCGTGTCAGTTGTCTTCAAGTTCGGTACCGATGACAAGCCGGTCTACCGCCGGTTTGACAATCCGGCTGACATCGAGGCGTTCTATCGCGCTTTCTCCGAACATATCCAACAGGCGCAGCTTGACGGATGGAATGCCAGGGAAAGTATTGACTTGGAACCTTACCGCATGGACTGATCCACACCGCCCTTCGGGGGAGGGCAAAAAAATGCCCCCGGCCTGTTAAATAGTCGTCTCACTTACCATTAAACAATGAAGCCAGTACCGGCCGCCGGGGGCATTATGCCTTCTCCGGCCGGTACTGGCTTCATTTATGATAAGTGAGACACTGCAAAATTAGCAATTTTCGCCGACATGACAATATTTGAAGTGCTGAATTTCAACCGCGAACTGCTCGAAAGACTGCGCCGCATTGGCGTAAGGCTCGAGGACACAGCCTACATCGACCTCTTTGTTGACTTCAACAACATGGTCGGCGCCGGCGACAAGGTGTCGTATGCGGTGGCGGTTCTGGCCAACAAATATGGCGTGAGCGAGAGGAAGGTATACAGCCTGATAAAGCGTTTCCAGTCATCGGCTCTGCCGATTTGCCCGGCAAAGAATGACTGCAATCCGCGTGCAGTGTGATTCCCGGTTCCGATAGTGTGCCGCTGATGGCGCGTGCCTACCTTTGCACCATCACCAACAATCAACCGAAATGGCACGCAACAAATATCACCAAATCCTCGCCAGGATTCTTAACAACGGCAGGCACCAGGTCAACAAGAAGGGCAATATAACCTACCTTATCAATGAGCAGCTCTCACTTACTCCTGCCGACCTGCTTGAAATTTTCGAGGGACACGGACTGGCCCGCAAGAAGCTCCGCTCCGAGCTGAGGCTCTTCATGAGCGGCGAGCGTTCTGTAGAGAAGTACCGCGAGGCCGGCATAAACTGGTGGGACTACTGCGGTTCGATCCTGGTCAACTCCTACCCCACCTATTTCGAGAAGCTCCCGCCGCTGCTCGCCAGGATCAATACCGAGCGTCGACCGTCAAAGAACTATGTACTGTTCCTCGGAGCGACCGAGGCAGAGAGCAACCAGGCCCCATGCCTGTCACTCGTTCAGTTCCAGATCGAGGACGG